CGTCAGACTTCACCGAAGACACTGACAACATGACTATTCCCTCCTCTGCTGTGGTACAACTAGCTACAGCATTAGGCGCTAGAGAGCGTGGAGAAACTGGTGGCACAAGCGCAGCAGAGTTATTTGGCCTAGCCGACAGAACACTGTCTGACGCTATTGCTATCGATGCTTCACAACACCCTGAAGAAACTATCTGGTATTCTTAAATGGCACAACAATTACAGAACATTACAGTAGCAGCGCCGGGATTTGCTGGTCTAAACACACAGGACTCACCTATTGGTGTTGATCCATCGTTTGCTGCTATTGCAGACAACTGTGTCATTGACAAGCTAGGTCGTATCGGTGCGCGTAAGGGCTGGGTAGCTGTTTCTAGCAATGGTGCTGCTGTATTAGGAAGCAGCCGTGGCATTGAATCAGTCTTTGAGTACGTCAAGAGAGATGGTACTAAAACAGTATTCTCTGCGGGTAACAGCAAGATATTTACAGGGACTACTACACTCGCTGAAGTAACGCTACCTGTTGGGTATAGTATAACAGCTAATGATTGGAAGATGGTTAGTTTTAACAATGATGTTTACTTCTTTCAAAGAGGACATGCTGCTCTAGTTAGTGTAGCGGGAAGTACTACGTTAATAGCAGCAGAAGATGGAGGAAACGCTGCTCCTGCGGGCAATGAAGTGCTAGCAGCTTACGGACGGTTGTGGGCAGCAGACATTGCAGGTAATAAACACACTGTGTACTGGTCTGACTTGCTTGACGGTGATGATTGGCACAGCGGTAGTTCAGGTTACTTAGACTTGACTCTGGTGTGGCCTACAGGTTTTGATGAGGTAGTCTCTCTAGCAGCGCACAACAACTTCCTAATTATCTTTGGTAAGAAGTCTATAGTCGTATATTCAGGCGCTGCTTCTCCTGCAACTATGGCGCTTGCAGACACTGTAGAAGGCGTTGGTTGCATAGCTCGTGACTCAGTACAACATACAGGCACTGACATTTTGTTCTTGTCTGAGACAGGTGTACGTAGCTTTGGTAGGACTATACAAGAGAAGTCCATGCCTATGCGTGACATCAGTAAGAATGTACGCACTGATTTGCTCTCTCTAATACCACTACAGACTAACGCTATCAAGTCTTTGTACAGTTCCGAAGAAGCCTTCTACTTGTTAACACTGCCCGACAGCAACACTGTGTATTGTTTTGACATGCGTAGGCAACTAGAGGATGGTTCTAATCGTGTTACAACATGGTCAAGTATGTATCCTCTGTCCTTTGTATCTCTTGAAGGCGGTGAGATATACATAGGTCTGTCCTCTGGTATTGTTAAATACAACGGCTACATAGATGGGACTAACAAGTACGAGATGAGATACTTTAGCAATCCTATGGACTTCGGTAACACTTCTAATCTAAAGTTCTTGAAGAAGTTTAACTTAACTATTATCGGGGGTCAGGGCACACCGACTACTTTAAACTGGGGTTATGACTACACAGCTAACTACACTAAGCAAGCCTTTACATTTGGCTCTAGTAACATTGCTGAGTATGGTTTAGCAGAGTATGACACCACAGGTGAGTACACTTCCTCTATCCTTATCAACACACCAAAGGTTAACACCAGTGGTAACGGTGAGGTAGTAACTATTGGTATCGAGGCAGAGGTTAACGGTGCTGCTTTTTCAATTCAAAAAATCGACATACATGCTCTACTAGGGAGACTTATCTAATGTCTAATTATACAAAGACAACTAACTTTGCTACAAAGGATTCTCTCCCTTCAGGGAATGCCGCTAAGATTGTAAGAGGCACAGAGATCGACACTGAATTTAACAACATAGCCACCGCCAGTGCTACTAAAGCTAACACTGCTGGCCCTACATTTACAGGTACTGTCACAGCCGCCGCCGTAAACGTAACAGGTACACTAACGGCTGACACTATTACTGGAGGGTCTTACTAATGGCTATAGCAGGTAACTTATTTAACGTAGGCGCTGGATACCTATTAGGTAAAGAAGGCGAACAAGCATTTGGTGAACTAGGTCAACAAGCTTTACAAGGCGGCGAACGTCTAGGTCAACAAGCTTTAGAAGCTTCAGCGTTTAAACCGTACACTGTAACTAGCTCTTTAGCTAATGTACAAACTACTCCTGAGGGTGGTTTTGGTATTAACCTATCCCCACAGCAGCAAGCTCTACAGACGCAGCTACAAGGCCAAACAGCGGGTTTGTTTGGTCAGGTGAGCCAAGACCCTGCACAGGCTCAATCGGCTTTATACGAGCAGTACAGAGGCATACAACGTCCTGAAGAAGAGCGCCAGCGTATGGCACTAGAAGAGCGTATGCTGTCACAGGGCCGCTTAGGATTAGGTTCCGCTGCTTATGGCGGTTCTTCTCCTGAGTTACTGGCTCAAGAAACTGCTCGTCAAGAAGCAATGGCACGTGCTAACGTAGGTGCGCGTCAACAATCTCAAGCAGAGCAAGCACAGGCAGCTAACTTAGGTGGCTTGTTACAGCAAGCTGGTTATCAACCACAGCAGCAAGCACTGAGCTTGTTAGAAGGTAGTCAAATCCCTGCTGGATACTTATCACAAGGTCAGCGCACAGGCGCTACACTGCAAGGACAGCTTGAGCAATCTGGTTTAGAAGGCTACTTACAAGCAGCAGAGCTTGGTCAGGCAGAAAGACTAGCACAGCTACAGAACATGGCTAACATAGTTGGAGGAAGTGGTACAGGTGCTAACGCTGTGAGTGGTTTGTTGGGCGGTTTAGATCAATATTTACCTGACTGGTTGAAACCACAACAAGCGGCAGCGGCTCCTACCAACAGCGCGTACAGTTTCTTATCTGGTCTTGGTGGTTTTGGTTCAGCTAACCCTTCTCAAATTAACTCAGGTCTCATGATGGGTTTCTCGCCCACACAGATTGCCAACGCAATGAACAACCCGACTTCTTTTGAAGACAACATAGATTACACTGGTTCAGACTACGATTACTAAGGAGATACAACAATGGCTAAAGTAGATATTACAGGACTCCTTACGGGTTTGGCAGGTACTCCTGACCTAGAGAGAGAAGGTATTACGCGAGCTAGTGCTGTACAAGGCACTGGTTTAGGTTCTAATCTGGCTCGTTCGTTAGCGTTACAAGCGCCACAGCGTGAACAAATGATGCGTCAAGGCGCTGGTGGTTTGTTTGGTGTTGACACACGCACTGCTGGGCAGAAAGTCAAAGAGCAGCTAGGTCAGCTCGATATTACTACTCTAGAAGGTCAGCAACAAGCAGTCAAGTTGGTCGCACAGATTGACCCTACTAGAGCATTGGCTTTGCGGACTCAGTTTGCTGAACAAGAAAAAGCTTTAACAGCTCGTACAGCTCAGAAAACAGCTCAAGTCGCTAGTAGAGCGGATGTAGCAAAACAGGTTAGGCAGCTTGATGGAGGAATGTATTCCGATTTTGCAGATGCTATTAACAGCGAACAAGGCACAGGAAAGGATATTGCTTTGATAAAAGGCGTTGATCTTATAACAAGAGCCAATAAAACTTTGGCGGGTCAGGTTCCTAAAACTATTAATCTAATTGACACAGAAACTGGTACAACTAAAGGATCGGCTATAGAAATAGCAGGTGTTGTACATAGAATAGCAAAAGACGGCAACATAGGACCGCCTATGACTGCTGAGGAGATGGTAGGGATAGGTGTTAGCGATTCTTATGTTTCTCCGCGAGTGCCTTTGATTAATAATGGATTAACAGCAGAAGAGGTAAGGAAGAACACTCGTCTAGTAGCTCAAGGAAACATGTATGAAACAACTACGACACTCGTCCCAGCTGCTACTCAAAACATACAAGTTGCTGATGGTATTGCAGGTTTAATTGCTAAGGGAACACCAATGGGAGAACCAGCAAAACAAGTTGCTTCTTTAGCTACTACTATTCAGTCGCTTGCCAGCGTAACTGGTTTAACTGTACCAGCTGATGTTAACAATGCTACTGCCAATTTAGCTAGAATGAAAGCGTATGCTGGAAAGGCGTTAATGCCCTTTGTTGAGCAACAAGGCAAAGGCTTTACTGATCCAGAAAGAAAATACTTTTTAAGTGAGGTTATTGCAGGCATGTCACAGCCTTATCAGTTTAATGACACTTACGCTACATTGTTAAAAAGCTCAGCTTTAAGCGATCTTGAAAAGAATCGTTTTGCTTATTCTATTAGAAGTTTAGATAAGCTGTTAAAACACCCTGAAGAAAGTACATGGGCCGATTATGAATCTAAAGTCCCTCGATTAACCGTAGGTCAGAAAAAGTATGGTGATCAGACATTTGAAGGAGCTATTGTTATAGAAGATAATGAAAACCTCTCAAGATACTGGGCAACCCCTGAAGGTTCGCCTACAGGCTTTATAGTTAAAGATGGAGACAACGGCGGCACTAGGGAAATGTTGTGGGCAGAGCTTGAAGGTCTAGTCGCTAAGTCCAAGAAGCTGGGAGAAGCAGACACAGACACTATGAGAGAAGCCCTAGCTAAAATGTCAAGATTGGATCTTATAGTTGACGGAGTGTATGAATAATGGTTACAAAAACTAACACAAGTTGGCCTACTGCTATGGGTTCTGGCCCTAAAACCGCCGTTCCTGTTAGTTCTGGAACATCTTGGCCTACTGCTATGGCAGTGTCTAATAACAAAAAACTAACTCAGATAGCAACAGCGCAACAGTCAGCGCAGTTAGCAGCTCAAGCACAGGCACAGGCTGGTGTAGCGTCTATTCCTCAACTGCCTGTACAAGGAGCAGCGCCTACAGGCAATGGAGGCCAAGACGTAGTAGATGATTTTAAAAGAAAACTAGCGCCTATTTACAATCCAGTGTTGGAAGTAATGAACGCAACAAACGCTAACTTTTTAGGATCAGCTTGGGATTTAACATTAGCTATTCCACGGGTAGCGGAGGGTTTATATAACAAAGCCACTACTGGTGAGCTTGATTACCCTTCTTACCCTAGGCCAGAGCAACTTACTAACCTACAGTATGTGCCTAATGCTGAAGATGCCGATATTTTAGACAAAGGAGCTTTCTATGCTTCACTAGGTGTTGGTATGTCAGCAGCGGCTCAAAAATTAATAGGTTCATTTGGACAAAGTTTTACAAAAGCTACAACTGCAACTACTCCTGCTGGTTCTGTATATTTAAAAGCTCGACCAACCTCTCCTACAACACCTGTAGCAGGGAAGCGAGAAAATCTGCTACGTGATATAGGAAGCGTGGGAATGACGCCTGCTGTTGCTTTAACAAACGAAGTAGGTATAGGAGCAGCAGCGAATCTTGGCGGGGAAGTTGGTAAAGCTCAGGATGTTAAAGTTTTAGGCTATGATGTTTTACAGCTTCCTTTTGAACTAGCCTTTGGTATCGGACAGTCTCTTATACAAGCACCAAGACAAGCTGCGGGCCTAGCCGTTGACGCTTTTACAAAGAAGTATGGTGAGATACCTATGGCGCAGGCCAGTCTAACTGCGCGGCAAACAGCTCAGAGTCCTTTAGAAGCTACTATAGCTCTTGAAAGAAACGCTACGTCAGAGCTTTTACCTGACAACTCTGTAGCTATTAAAACAGAAGATCCGGGAATATTAACTCTTGAAAGAGCGAATGCAGCTAAAGATCCTATTTTTGCGCAGAGCGTCAACGAAAGTGTTGATCTAGCGCAAGCGTCTTTAGCAAGAGAATTAGAGTCCTTTACTGATCCAGCAACAGGGGAGCTTTCTTACGTAGCTTTTGAAAAGATGCTTCCTAAGATTCAAGACGACATTCTTAAACAGGTAGATGATAGGGTTACTTTAGCTCAGGAAGAGTTAGCAACTACTCTGCGTATCCATGAAGGCGACCCAGTTCAAATATCTAGAGAGTTCTCAAAAACTATTGACGAGATGTTTGACGACTTTGCTATACAAGAAGCAAACAAGTGGGCAATTGTGAACAATCACGTAGTAATACCTACGCAGGATGTACGAAAAGAAATCATTGATATAGTTAATAAAATACCTAAAACAGCGAACGTCCCTGTAAAAATCTTAGAGAGGTTAACAGGCGGTGCTGTCGTTAACACCAACAATGGTTGGAAAGTTACGTTTGATCCTAAGGTAGCAAAACAACCTAAAGTTAAAATGTTAGACCAAGAAGCTCCTTCTATATTGAAAGACGAAAGAAGCAACCTAACTACTATTAGTAGAAACAACAAAAAAACAGATAGAACCGCTGATCAGTTTAACGAAAAGGTTTTGCAAGATGTTCAAGTTGCTTTGTTAAGAGGTTTAACTGACGGAGTAACAAGCATATCTCCTGAATTGCAAAAGGGTTATTTAGATGCTTTAGATTTCACAAAACTACTACACTCTATAACTACAAAAAAAGGCTCCTCAATACCACAAGTTAAAAAAGCGCAGCCAGAGAAAAGATTAGAAACTTTATTAAAAGGTGATGGAGCATCACAGTCAGATATGGCGGTAGCTGCTAGAGAATTAGAAGAGCTAACAGGTATTGTTTCTAGTGATAGTTCAGCAGCAGTTTCAAAGTCGTTAAAAAATGCTGAACAATATCTATTGGACAGGTTTAGTAGAATAGATTCTACCGATATAGCTAGCTTTGAAAAGTTTCAAGCAGTACATAAAGACTGGTTTGCTCGTTTCCCAGAGATAGGGGAAATAGTAGCAGCAGCTAAGCTAAAAGCAAAGAGCCAAGGAGCAGTTGTTAAAGATGCTGAGGCAGCGGCAGCGGCTGCAAGACTTAATAAGTTTTCTGCTATTGCTGGTAAAAGTCCTGCGGCTATGATTACGCATATCCTTAACCAAGCCAATCCAGTAAAGAGTGCAGTTAAGTTTAGAAAGTTACTAGGCAAAGATAAAGTAGCACTACAAGAGTTTAAAGATTACATAGGAAGTCAATTGGCTGCTAAGGCTTTAAAAGAAGTAGATAATCAAGTAGCTGGTTCAGGAACACAGAAAGTAATTAAGCCTGTTTCTTTTAACGATGCTCTTAAAGAGCTAGGCCCTTTGGTTAAAGTGTTCAATACTGAGAAAGAAATGCAAGGTTTGAAGAGATTGTATAACCACTCTGTAATGGTCTCTAACTCTATACAAGCAAAAAGAGGGGCTGGCCCGATCGAAACAGGAAAAACAAACACAATGAATGTGTTGGCAGCTAAGATAGTAGCTTTAAAAGCTGTTAATTTCTTTGCTGGTTCTCAGTCTATTGTTTTAGCAAACACAGCTTCTAACGCTGCTACTAGGGCTGTTAATTCACTTTCACAAGATGTTGCTGAGAGCATTGTTAAAGAAGGTTTGAGAAACGATGAACTAATGAAAATACTTCTTAGTCCTGATATAACAACCAAGCAGTTATCAATGCTTAACAGCGACAGGTTTCAGACAGGACGTATGCTTTTTAAAGCGCTAACTGAAATAGGGAGGGACGAGACAGTAGAAACAACACAGTAACAAAAAAAGCCCTGCGTAGCTGACTACACAGGGCTTTTTAGTATCTACAATCTACACTATCTCACACGCACCTCCCACACATGCTAACTCCTGGGAACCTGTAGTGTTATCTTCTTGCTCGTGGTTCTCTAAGTCGTCCCAACTAACACCCTGTGGCATCGCTGCTAGTAGCTCATCATACTGCTCAGCGGTGATGTCTTCATACGGAGCTTGTTGATATACATGATCACTAAACGGCA